TCTTGGCTAATCGCCAATTCACCGCGACCGCTTCGCTCCAAATTAGCACTTGACCTAGCTTTATGGTGTTTTTCCGAGCGAGTTGGCAAGTTTAATCATTAACCAAAGGAGGATAAAATGAAGAAACTTAATACCGCAGTAAACACAATAGCAGAACACTTTGCTGGTTTTGCATTGTCGGAGAACCTTGACACAAATACCTATACTCCTGAGAAAGGTTGTTTAGAGAATTTGATTAGAGGTTCTGAGATAGGACTCAATTCCTGCATGAACCTAATGCATGACATAGGAGTTCGTCTTAAACAGAAAAGACGAGATTATGATGGTAGCGAAATAGCTACTACATCTATTGAGTCTGAGGTTGTAGCCATCAAGAAGCTATTAGAACAAAAGATAGCTTACGAGCAGTTCATTCAGGTATCTAAAGATATCTACAAAGAAAGAACTGGATGGGACTACAAACCAAGAGTTAAGAAAGCTGATCCTGAAGCTGTTAAAAATACAGCGACAGCGAAAGAGGTTGATGAACTCTTAGCTACAATCTTTCAAAAGAAAGTAGCATAACTGCAAAAGCTGGTAGCGATCTTTCACTAGGTCGCTACTAACTACTTGACATTATAGAACAAAGTAGTAATAATACAACTTGAAGTATGAAAGGAGATCGCTATGTCGATTGTATATGTTTTATATAAAGGAAAAGCAAAAGATTTTCCTGTGTATATGAAAAACCTGAGAAAGCAGTACGCAATAAAGTCAGGTCAATTAGCTAACAAAAAAACTAAATTGTCTGAGGTGTTGGAATGCATTACGCAGAAAAAGAATTAGAAAGCATTATCAAAACTACAGAACAAGAACTTGAATCAAAGTTTTCAAGACTAACTCTATTATTTCTTAACAAAGTTAAGGATGCAAAAAGTCTTGATGATTTGAAAGCATTACGCAGGGCATACAAAGTATGTGCTGAGATGAAATGCTTAGATCATGAAGTAATTGATTCAATCAATAAACAAATAATAAAATTGGAGGAAAAATGGATGAAGAAATAGACCAATTAAAACCTCATGAAATAGATGAGGCACAAGCAATATATCGTGCAAGTAAACGAGAGAATACTATGAATGATATATGCAAAGGTACATTTGATTTCTTAAAACTTGAACCTAATAATCCTGATAGGAAGTATTGGGAAGAAGTTTACAAGAAAGCTAGTGAAGTAAGAAAGCAATACCAAAAGATCAAGGAGGTCTTATGAGCAGTATTGATTTTTATTGTTTTGTTTTTTTTATATTTGCAATGATCGTAATGATAATAACAATATAGGAGGGTAAATGAAACCAAATGATTTGATGAAATCACTTACGACAAAACTTATTGACCTTATGAAAAAGGGAGGTAAGTGGACAAAACCTTGGGCTAACAAAAGGCAGGTATCGGTAGATGGTTGGAACTACTCAGGTATTAATCTTATGTGGTTGGCCTTTGCTAAGTATGACAGAAAAGTTTGGGGTACATACAAGCAATGGGCTAAGCATGATTGCCAAGTTAGTAAAGGAGAAAAGAGTACCAAATTATTATTCTACAAAAAATATTTCAAAGAAAGTGATAAGGGTAGAATAGAACTAAATGGTAAGAAAGGCAATATCCAACAATACCTAAGAATGTTTGATGTATTTAATATCGAACAAGTCGAGGGCAATACAGGTAAGTTTGAGAAGTTTGATGTATTCGATAACAAAGTAAATGATATTGATGTTGCAGAAAACTTTATCACAAATACCAAAGCAGAAATCAAGAGCGGAGATAAAGCGTGTTATGTACCGAGCATGGATTACATTACTATGCCTGATAAAGAAGCATTTATCAATACAGAACATAGTACCGCTACTGAGAACTATTACACTACAATGTTCCATGAGATGACTCATTGGACAGGTCATAAAGATAGGTGTGATAGAAAGCTATCAACAAGATTTGGCACAAGCGAATATGCATTCGAGGAGCTTGTTGCTGAACTAGGTTCTTGTTTTATAGCTACTCATCTAAACATTACTTCTAGTCCAAGAGAAGATCATGCACATTATCTAAACTCATGGATTAAATGTTTAGAAGATAATGATGATGCAATATGGAAAGCATCATCACTTGCAAACAAATCATTTGATTATTGCAAGAACTTACAACCACAAACAAATGCAATCAAGGAGGTAGCATGAAAGTAAGTACAGATGATTTCAAGTTTATACTTCAAACTCTTAACAGAATTGATAGCAATGCTGAAGTAGAGTTTATTGGAGATGCTTGGAGAGATGGCAAAGTAGAATATAGAAGTCTTGACTCTATACAAATTTGCTTTGCAAAAGAAAAAAATGAGAACACAAAACTCATTATAAATATAAGTTAGGAGGAAATATGCATAATAAACTAACAGGATGGGCAGTAGTATGTACAATACTAAGACCTGATAATACTTGGTACACTAAAACTATTACAGACTTTCCAAAGTATGTAAGTGATTCGGTGGATAACTATTTGGATTCGTTACAACAAACAAATAGTACACATCATGAAATGAAAGAACCATTGGTATTAACAAAAGAAATGGAGGTAAAAGAATGAGCAATACATTCTATAATAATTGTGGTGCTTGGCTAAGGATGACAAGAGATAGTCAGCCAAAGAAAGTAACACAAAGTAAAGCAGGTAATCATATTCATGTAACTTTTCAACAGATACAGAAGTATGAGATGGCTACAAATAATATAGGTTTAGAAAAATTCTATGATCTATGTCAGCTATATAACATCCCTGATAATTTGATTGGAGATTTATTACGACAGTTTAAAGAAACTCCAAATATAGAGGATGTTGTAGCTAGTCCAAAGATACTTCAAGTAATTGATGGAGGTAAATATGAGTGATCCATTTAGGGATTTAGTAAATGAATTTAAAACATTTCATTCAAAGAATCCTGAAGTATATGAATTGTTTAAAACATTTACATTCAGAGCAATCAATGCAGGTCATATAAGATTGTCTAGTGAAATGATAATCAATCGTATTAGATGGGAAACAAGTGTTGAAACAACTGATAAGGAACATTGTTTGGTGGTTTAGCTACTTGTGAACCAGGTGTTAAGTAATTGACTGCAAATCTACCACGCTTGTAGTTCCCACTTTCTAACTCACCAATAATGTTTGTCTCTGTAAATACACTATCTTCCATAGCAATAATTGACAATACGTTTATCTTTGCCATAGCTGCCATAAGTCCTAATACGTGATCGTATTGACCGCTTAATCTATCAAAACTAAATCGTTTAGATATAACAAAGCGTGGTCCAGACTTTAATGGATTAGGTGTAAAATCTAATATTTGTTTTGTATCTGGTAAAAATACGTATGTACCTTCTTCGTCATAGTATTCAACAAGTTCTGTACCGTCAGCTAAATGATTATCCCAACCACGTTGAAAACCATCATGATATTTAAACTTACTATAACCTGATGGAAACTGACTTGATTCGTCAACCATAACTTGTGCTTGTGGGTACATACTTTTAATAACTTGATTAGGTACAAGACGTATAAGTGCTAATTCTTTTGGATCTTGGTCTGGTCCGTAATATCCTGGATAACAATCGTAAGGATCACGTAGTTCTGCATGTGGATACATAATGCCATCTGGTGACATCTTCTGTCTAATAATCCATACACAAAAACCATAACCAGGTAGCCATCTAGCAGCTTGTGGTAGCTGCATATCCATTTTAGAATAACCGTCTAAGTTAGATACAATACGTTCTAATTTTTCTGCTTTGTTTTTTGCACGTTCACTATCTGCATAAGCGTCTACCTTTATGTCTGGCATACGTCCTAATTTTTGTGCTAAGTGTTCTAATCCTGAATTTATAAGATTAGGTATTGGTAAATCTATATCGTAGTTTTTTGCACTTTCACCAAGTAATGCTGCAATACCATTGCTACCACCATTCATAATAGAACGGACTCTATCACGATACTCATAGTGACCACTATGCTCGTGCATGCCTTTTAAGTCGTCCGTCTTAATTAATAGTTCGTCTGGGGTATACACCATTACCAAAAAACCTCGTTGTATTCGCTTTGCTTATAATAGCTATAGGAAGGAGTATAGTCGCTCTCTGCTTCAGCTAACATCATTTTTACATTAGTACGTATACGTTTCATAGGAAACCAACTAGCCATAACTAAGTCAGTTTTAGTTTTTACGTTACGTGAATTACTTGCACCTGCTTGTGAAAAATAAATTAATTGTTGTCTAAATATATTGACAAGTCTCTGCGTCTTAGCGTCAGCATACGGTATGTTTATTTTTTCTTGTTCATACATGCCTACCATGCTTGTAACACCAAACGTAGGATCCCATTTGTTTTTGTATGTTTGGTGTCCTTCTATACGTACGCCGTGATTAGCTGCCCATAACTTTATATCTCTATCTTGACCAATAGCACGTTGGAATCCGTTTTCTTCTATTATCCAATGACTTAACCAATACTTGTCATACCATTCTTTCATTAGGTTATGTGCTTTTTGTATACCACCGCCTTGATCATTTTTCATATCTACTAGCCATACTTGTTGTGTTTTTACGTTATATGCCCAAAGCACTGCTGCCTGGTATCCTGTACTAGCAGGATCGAGTCCTGCAATAAGACTTGTGTGTGGTGGTATGTCTCCTAGCTTCCTTGATTTATCTAAACACTTATCAATCATCTCTGCTGTAAATAACTCCATACCTTCTGGTATAGCTTTGTTTAGATAGACCATCTCAAATATATTTCTACCACCTGTTGTCTCTGCTGCAGCTAACTGTTCCATTAACCACTTGTGTGTACGTTTAGTTGACCATAACATGTGTTTTGTATGGTCTATAGTTTCATCTTCTAGTGGTACTTCTAAGTCATGCGCACGGTCTACAATAGTTTCCCATGCTTTGTTTTCTAAGAGATGATGGTAAAGATCGTCTGGGTGCTGTCTTGATCCAATGACGACCATGCCTGTGTGTTCCTCTTTTCTTGACTGTAATGTTGTTGTCCACCAGTTCCTGGTGTTTTCTCTAGCACTTGGTTGCACAGTACTTCCATGATCTTCAATGTCGTCTGCGATAATAAGGTCTGCGTCTCTGGAAAGGATCTTACCTCCTTTTCCAATTGCGACAAGAGTTGGCGACTTAATACCAGAGACTGTTCTAGTTGCAACAGTAAATTGACTGGACGACCAACTCTTTCCGCCTCTATTAGAAGGTCTAAATCCGTCCCAGTCTCCGTAATCTTGTATGAGTCCTTCATTGTTCTCCAAGTGATCTAGCACCGCACCTACAGAGTTACGTGCAATATCTTCGTTACCACCGCACCACATGATACGTATGTTTGGATTTTTACAAATCATGTATACGCAAAAGTGTGTTAACAAATCTGTCTTACCATGTCTAGGTGGTGACAAGATCATAAGTCTTTTACCGTGCTTTATACTATCTAAGATAGCACCAATCCACTTCTTTTGAAAGTCTGGTGTCTCATAATTTTTACCTTGTTCTGTTAAGAAGTATTGATCACGAAACTCTACAAAAGAATCTACGTCAGCTTGCAGCTCGAATGGGTCCCCACGCCGTTCTAATGCTGCTTCTTTTTCTACATCTTCGAGATATGCTGCTACTGCACGTGATATTGTAGATGGACTACAGCTTAGTATGTTTGCTACTTCCTTCTTTGTTTTTTTGCCTTCTAAAATGTCGTTAAAAAAATTTTTTTTCTTCATAATGGCGTAGTAGTCTCCTCTACGCTTCTGTACATTCTCATCTACTGCTTTGTCTACGTGGTATTCCTTAGTTGGTTTACTTGCACGCCATGCACGTTGTCTTGTTCTTTTAGAACATCTATCACTACAGTATTTTTTACGACCTTCTGGTAAGGGGACTAAACAGTTGTCTGCTACACAGATGGTGATTTTTTCATTATTTGACATATCTCTATGCTATAGTGTAGCATACTGGGATAAGCATTGTAGTGTTCCTGCCTATACAAACACTACAAGATCAAGAGCCGTTAACAGGGTTGGCATAGCAGGACCGCCTTAGTCGTGGGTTGAGCCACATTCCTCACATTTTATTTATTAGAGAGAGAGCGCATTTACTGTTACTACACTTAATAAACTGGTTTGGGTTGGGAGTGACACAGGGTTAGTTACGTCCACTACTCATACTCGACATATAAACAATACAATATATAGTACTACTACATATAGTATGTTTAGACTACACTATATATAGTATACTGTAGACAGGGGGTGATCTGGTCAGGGTTATATGCTTATCCAACTACTCATCTAACCAACGTAGGTTCGATTCCTACCACCTCCACAAATTGCCAAGTAAACATTGACGTATTCATATATATTTTCTCCGCCGCCAGGTTAAGGTATGGGGGTTATACATTGCGGTATAACTATATGCGTAGGTTGTGCTGCGCGGTGCTGCAATTCGTAGACGATTCGTTCTGTACTGCTTGCGTATGCGTTCGCCCTACAACTGCGGGATCACGTAGCTTAGAAATGGGATAGCGTATTTATCGGATCGCGAGTATTGGGATATGACGTGACACTTTATGCACGTATACGTTCAAAAAATGGGACAAGAAAAAACCAGGCACTAAGTCCTGGCTCTTTCTCTATTTTTAATTTATTTATTCTTCTAGCTATTAAAAACTTCCTCCTGGATACTTATAAATTCCTCTAGTTATCCAGTTAGTTATTTCTTGCATGTCGCAATTAGTTCTGAATCGCTCATCTTGCTTGACTAAATTATCTAATCCAGTTTCTTTTTGTGCGTGTTGCGTACAAAATACTCCTGGCTTGTCTGCGTCTAGTCCGTCATTATAATCAGCAATAATATCTTTAACTAAAAGATAATAAACTGATTCATCATAAGGCAATCGTCCAGTACCTAAAGAATTTACTATATCCCTTAAATATAAACCATGCGCTAAATCTTTTATAGAAAAAGATTCTCTTGGCTTGGCGCTTGCTTTTTTAATTTGTGTCATTGTGTTTTCC